CGTTTCCTTTCGGACTGATATCAATTGTTGTTTCATTGTCACGCATATCAGGTTTACCATATGAAGGATCATCGGCTTTCGACATATCATCAATATCTTCTTCATCTAAATCGTATTTTTTCATTATAGCATTAATTGTAGAAAACATTCCTGCTGTTATTGGACTAACACCAGATTTGTTTGATCTAAAGTCTTCGTAATCACCTTGTTGCCAATTAGTATCCAACTCATCCGTTGGATAACCTTTCATTTTGTTAAATTTTAGTACTTCGTTTTCTTCATAAGCATCTGCCATAATGCCTGTGTCCAATGTAGCACGTATCCATCCTTGTGCTAGATCATCACCATTTGTTCCTTTGTACTCGTTAAATTTTTCAAACCAATCTTGTACTTCTATTTGTGCTTGTTTATGAGAACCTTCGTTTGTTTGGCTGTCTGCATTATCTTCTCTTGCTCTTTCGTCATCGCCAAACATCATTTTGTATACTTTGTATCCGCCTAATAGTAGTGCAACAACAACTGCCGCTGGTATAGCATATTGTCTTGCCATGCTTACTACTTTGTCTAAATTAGGAATATTATCTAGTGCACCTGCCGCCATGTCTTTTAGATCATCTGCTGTGTCAGCAACTTTACCAGCAGTGTTTTTAATAGCATCTTGGGCAGTATCAATTGCATCACTTGCTTTGCCAACAAGTTCTGCTCCGCCTTTTACTGCATCAACTGTTCCACCTATTACATTAGCTGTGTCTTGTGGATTGGCCGCCGCCACTCCTGCTACTCCTGCTTTTACTGGATTCTTAGCTGACCAACCTAGAATGCTTTTTGCACCTTTTGCCATTCCTGGTAGTACTCTAGGACCAACTGCTCTAAGTGCCGCACCCGCCGCTGGAATTAAAAGTCCAAGTAACGGTAATGCTTCTTTTAATTTTTCATCTTCGTCTGTTCTTTTTCCAAGGATTTTTTCTGCATTCATCTTGCTCATTTTAGTTTTATATTTTTTACCTGCAAACATAAATTGTTTTTCGCCTTTAGATGCCGCATCAGCCGCACACTGTTTGAATTGCTCCCACATTTCAGCTTGTGCTTCCATAGGATCTTGTTCGTGTTTTGATTGTGAAATGATACTGTCTAGTTTTTCTGCATATGCTGTTTGTGGATCGATAACAGCTTCTGGAGCCATATCACTTGGGTCTACGTAATCTTCATCGTTTACCCTATCCCAAATATCTGCGTTATGGTTACCGTATTTCATTATAAATTCTTCACGTGACATGCCAGCCGCTTCTTCTTCCATGTCCATTATCATCCCTTTGACGTGACCTTCATCTACTATATCTTCTGGACCTAGTTCTTGAGTTTTATTTGCTTCTTTAACTAGATTGTAGACATAAGGAAATACGCCTTTAAGTTCTTCGTTAAACTGTTTGATTGTAAGTTCGTCAATCCAACTATTTGAAACATCTTCAGGAACTTCTTCTAGCACGGTTGTTTCGAAGTTTTCAAATGCCTCTTTATAATATGCTTGGCGTTGTAAAGACTCAACTGTCTTTTTGACTGTTGCTAATCTTTCATTTACAACATCCATATATCCTGCTAAACCTTCAGCCATTACACTTGAGCGATTCATGTAAGTCTTAAATTTACGCAGTTTGTTCATTTCTTCTGATAGGCCTACAATGTGTTTACCAAAATCATCATAAGCATTTCCACCTTCACTTACGTGCATAGCCATTGCTCTTGCACCATTCATATGTCTTAGTGGATATTTAAATCTTTCGCCGTTTGCACTTTCAATATAAATGCTGTGTACATTTTGTGTACGCCCTGCGGCATTCTCGTGGTTTACAGGACCAGCATGTTTTACAACTAATCTTGCTGTTCCAATATCTTGGTAACTAGTTCTACTAGTTCCATACATCTTTGATTCGCTCATCTGTTTCTCCGTGCTTAGATATTCATAATCTCTTTTATCTAGATTTGATTTAGTTATGTCTCTTGTATCAAAATTTAACATTCTCTTTTTTGCAAATACTCTTAGCTCTTTTAGAAAGTCAAACCATTTTGATTTAAGTGTAGTTTCTTGCTCTGAAAACAAGTTTTGAGCATACATAATAGTTAAACTATCTTCATCTATATTTACATTTACCTTTTTGCCTTCTGCAAAATCAAATTCAAAGAATCTTGCCTTTTTGGGCTTGTTAGTGATAGTGGCTTGGTTATCTCCTACAGTAATATTAGGAAATCTACCACGAATTTTATTGAATAATTCATCTGCAATGCTGTCAAGGTTTTTCATATTAATATTTATCAATAACCGCTAACAAATATAGGCATGGGCGGTTCGTATTGCTCCTCTCCTTCGGCCTGTGTGAATGTGTTATATATGCGTGGATCCCAATCACGCATCACAGCCATCATACGTAGAGCCAGTAAAGTAGCACTAACCAAGTCATCATTAGCTCCCGGTTTTGCTCTGAAACTTGTTCCTGTTGCTACAAAGTTCTTTAATTCTGTAATTAGTGGACCACTATTAATAGTAATTTTGTTATTTTCTACCATAGTTTTTAATCTGCTACATGCAGTAATTTTTGTACCGTGTGTGGTATTGAATCCTTTGCGGAATTTGCGTACATGTCCTTTACGCTGTGGTTCACTTACAAATAATCCTGGTATGTTTTCTTCTCCAAAGTCGTTTATAACAATAAGTGCGGCTTCTCCAATGCTATTGTTTTCTACGCTCCAGTATATGTTACTACCGTTGGTTTTACAACTATCTTGTATATGAGTACATACGTCTCTTAGTATTCTTATTTGTGCAGGTATAGGTGTTTCATTATGTCGCCATTCTGCTATTTGTTTATAACTAGGTAATTCATACACTTGTATTGCGGCATAGTCTCCTCCTGTTCCCATTGCAGGATCAAGTGCTACAGCATAACTTTGATCTGCTGTAGGTTTTCCGTACCAACGTGTTTGACCCATATTCATCAAAGGATCAGATGCCTCCATTTGTGCAAGATGAATACTATTAATAAGTGTTTCATCATATACTAGAAATTCGCAACCGTATTCACGTCTAAATTTTTCTTCACCAATACGTCCAATTTCTTCTATTTTCCAATTTTCATCTCTATCAGGATGTTCGTCCCAACCACATGTAAATCCATGAAATCCGTTTTGTCCTACTTCTTGTTCGTTTCCATGTGCATCGTATTTGTTCTGAGATTCTTTCCAAATTACAGCAAACGTATCTTCGTCTGAGTTTGGTGTGCTTGTTATAATTGCACGACCACCTGTTGCTAGTGTAGGAGATATAGAAGTCCAAAATTCTTCTGCAATATTAGGATTCACAAACGCAAACTCATCACAGTATAGTAATGATATAGACATACCACGTCCTGTATTGCCTGTAGTTGTTGCACTTACAATACGTGAGCCATTTTCAAATTCCATACTTCCTTTGTTATAGTTTGTAACACCTGCTCTAATATGATCTTCACAAGATTCATATACATAACGAATACGTTGCATAATTTCTTGAGCACCAGTATATTTGTGAGCGGCAATAAGAACAGTTTGATCAGGATGGAACATAGCATACCAACACAAATAAATTGCGGCAGTAGTAGTCTTACCTGTTTGTCTAGGTAACATGTTTACATTAAATCTATGATCGTGATAACTTTTTAATAAACGTACTTGGAATTCGTAAGGTTCAAACAGCAATTTTCCTTGGACAGGATGCTGAATGTATGCAAACTTTCTAGCGAAATGTAAATATCCTGATACAGGATCTATGCACTTTGCTAAATCTTCTAATTGTGCATCTGTAAATGTTTCAGTTTTATTGGCTTTTTTAATTAATACGCCATCTAAAGAAGTACTCATATTACTATTTAACCAAAAAAATAGGCACCGTAGTGCCTATGTGAGTTTGACTTTAATTTGTTATAGTTATTATACCCAGCCGTCGCCAGTAATTTTATCGCCTATTGCGCCGCCAAGCATGCCGCCTGCCATACTACCAATAGGTCCTAAAGGTGCACCTAGCATATGTCCTGCTACTGCGCCACCTACTCCCCCTAGTACTCCTGCATTAAGATCTTGGTCCCCATCAACATCATCTTTACCTGGATTTTCTGGATCGTCCATTTTTGCAGTTTGTACAATGCTAGGTTTAAGTCCTGCGTTAGTCATTAACTTCATAAGTTCACCAACATCATCACATGTTTCTGCGTTCATATTGATGCTAACGCTAGCCGCTTCGTTGACTGGTGTACTAATATTATCTAGTTTCTCCAGCAAATCACGCATGACTTAACCTTTGTATTCTTTGTATAACTCGGAAAGTTCTTCTTTGATCTTACTTGCTAGTGCCATTGGATTATCTCCACCTGCTACTTTTGGATATGATTTTTTAGATCTATTAATATCATTTGTAGGAGGATTAATCACATCTGTGTATGGTTTATAATCTTCGCCTGGTTCGTTTTCATAATCATCTGCTAAAGATGCGCCAGCAATCCCGCCTGCGATCTTAGGTGCTTGTGAACCAACTGCTCCACCTAGTGCTGAACCAATTGCCGCTCCTGCTGGACCACCTAATGCTCCACCAATTGCTCCACCTGCTTTTGCACCCAGGCCTGTGGCCGCTGTACTTGCTACTCCGCCTGTTGCTTTATCAAGTGCATCACCTGCTACTGCGCCACCTGTTGCCGCTAAACCTTTTCCAAGGATACCTGCTTTAAGATCTTTGTCTCCTGGGACATCATCTCTGCCTGGAATCTCCGGATCATCGTCCATTGCTCCCAATGCTTTCATATGCTTTTCCATATCCATTCTTGGAGTTAGTGGCATGTCACTTACTTTTTGTGGCTCCATTCCAGCATTACGCATCATTGCCATAAGCTGACCAACTTGACCAGCGTCATCAGCTGTCATAGAAATATTCATTGAAGCCGCTTCATCTAGTTTTTGTTTTTTGCTAGGTGCTTCTATAGCATCCATTTTAGCAATCATGTCTTTTAAGTTCATTATTTACTCCCTACTGGTGATACAGTATTTTGGTTGTCTGAGATATCTTTAGTATCTGCTGGTTTTACGTCTTGAATTGGATCGTAATTTTTTTCTGATCTTGCAGTTTCAAGTTCTTTAAGAAGATTCATTACTCTTGCTCCACCAACATCTTCTTGTGCTGATTCGCCGCCCATATCTTCTTGTGTTAATTTTGGTTCATAAGGTTCATTAGCCATTGGCTGTTGATATGCTTCTTGAGGTTCGTTAACATTGCGTACAATTAAATTATCTCTACTACAATCACAACACTGTGTAATATATTCACCTAATACTTGTGGAGTAGTTGGATAGTTTAATCCTACTTCATAGTAAGTAACTTCACAATTACTAAGTTGCGGAAAATCTAACGGGCGTTCTTGAATTGGTGTTTTCTTTCCTGTGCTCATAGACGCTACACTGTAACGCTGTAAACAAGATTCTAATTCATCAGCAAATCCTTCTGGTAATTCGCCTGCTACACCGATGTTAAATTCGTATATTTTTTTCGCTTCTGCTAGGTATTTTTCAAACATGTTTTTCGTCCTTATAAATTATTTATCCATATTCTTAAGTTTTTCAAGTAGGCTATTGCGGTCTGTTACTATATAACCTTCGCCCTGTACAAGGTCTTCGTCTGGTTTTCCGTCTTTATCCATCTTTTCCTTCTTCAGTTGCAGTTCAATCATCTTTAGTTTTTTATCCATTTTTGCAACTTTAGCATCTAGTGAAGTTTTTAGCATTCCTCCTGCTACTTCAAATACTCTACCACTATATCTACTTTCAACATTCATGCCTAAATCCATTAGGTCATCATAAGCATCTAATGCTTTTTCTGCAATATCATTGAGTTCTTTGTCTGCCATTTCCCCTAAGCCTTTAACAGCTGGTAGTGCGGCCGCAATCTTATCAAACTCTGCAATATCTCTAAGGGTTTCGTTTTGCTGAGATATAACCTCTTTTTTGTCTTTTTTCCTGTCTTCTTTTATAATTTCTTTACTATCCGGTAAGTCAAGAAGTTCTTCTAATTTTTTTGTCATATTACACTCACATTAACTGCTACTATTATTTATCGTTTTCCTTGATGGAACATATCCTTTTCTGTCACCACTCTAAATCCTATGCCTTTAGACTTTGCATAAGATCTTGCCGCTTCCCACTTTGCCATATTTAGTGCTACATGGGCTTGATTATGTCTTGATTTACCAGCAGTTTCCATAGTAACTTGATTATCAGGCTTTACTTCTATAAGTTCAACCATATTTTTACCTTTTTTAGTTTTGTATTGAATAAAAAAATCAGGCACATAAATTGTATGCCTGCCAGTTAATGGATTTCGATATGGTATTTTTACAGCTTCACTAGCCCATGCTTGTATTGCAGGATTCTCGTCGCAGAATTTCATAAATGCAAATTCCCAACTACTTCTATATGTTGGCGTTTTTCTGCCTACGTATTTTTCTGGATATTTAAGGGTAAATTTTCCTTGTGCAAAACGTGCCATGGGTTACCCCATTATGTTTCTTGCTTCTAATGGACTGTTATTATTTGTTACTCTAAATCCAAGTGTGCTTATTTTTTGTCTATTAAAATTAAGAATAGTTGCTACTGCGTAACTTAATTGTAATTTATCAAAACCTTTTAGTGTATCTAAAAGTTCAAATACTTTAACATTGTCAAGTTTTGCTTGTTGCATTAAAACAGCACCAGTTGATTGAGCGGCTGATTTATCAAAACCTTTACTTTCTAAAAATCCAATAACAGCATCTACTTCGTTACTTGGATATGCTAATTGTTTTTGATAGTACGTATTGAAATATCTTTTTACTGGATCAGAACTTGAAGTATCATCTTTTTTTGGTAAGTTAAGTTGTATCTTGTCCATTTATTATTCCTCTGGTAATTGATCTGGTCCGCTAAAACTATTTTCGCTAGCCGAATTTGCAGAAGATATTGATGCACCTGAGTTAAAAAAGTCAGTTGCTAGTTTACCGCCGCCAACTACTGCCGCCGCTAAAGCCGCTGTTTGTAGTCCACCGCCGCCGCCACCTTTAGGAAATGCAAGTCCTGCAACACCACTAACATCAACACCTGTTGTTTGTCCAAGTGTGTCAATTGCACTGCCTAATAATTCTTGCCCTACTCCACCTTGTGTTAATCCACCTGCGTTTTGTAAAACATTTGCGGCTCTTAACACTGTACCAAATGTAGCCTTACCGCCAGTAATATCATCAAGCACTCCCATGCCTCCTGCTAGTACTCCGCCAATACCTAGTAGACTAGATGCTCCACCTCCTGCTAAGGAATTTGGACTTGGTGTTTTATCATAATGTTCTTCAGCAAATCCTTTTGGTCCGCCCTTACCTATTGCACCTCTACTGTAATGAACAGTTTCATATTCTAATGTCATTGTATTTGCAACAACATCACTGGCGCTATTGTCCATTGTATCATGTTGCCACGATGCAATCATAGGATTTACAAGTGTAAACGAAGTATAATTCTTACGTGCCATTTGGCTGATTGTTATACTATTAAAGAAAGGTCCACTACTGTCATTATCGAAACCATATCTATATTGCTTTCTACCAAATTGTCCGCCTCTGTTGTAAGGGTCAAAATTTCCTCCGCCTGTATCTGGAGATCCATCTGGTGTTATTTTAGCATAGTTTCCATCTCTGTAGTAGTATCTATAATATGCTTCCCACATTGCTGTAGTAACACCGTAGTTGTCATCATGGAATACAATTTGTATTGGTTGATAATCAATTCTTTTTTGAACAATTTTTTTACGATTGTATTGATGTTTAACATCTGTTTGAATATTGTATGCAGGCAACTGTGCAGACTTAACAAGCATGTTTAGCTCGTTCATGTGTTTTTCTCTGAGTTGAGGTATGACTGCTGATGCACCCGGATTAATGTTAAATGTTACATGATAAAGAAATTTAACTTTTGGGGTGAGTCTGTGACTGTCATCAACATACAGTCTACTACCGTGTGCATAATCTGCAAGATTACCTTTAGGGTTTAATGCACCCGATACTACGTTATCTAAAAATCCGTTTAAGAAGCTCATACTAATATTTATCCTTTTGTATAAACTACGTAGATAATTCAGTCATAAAAAAAGGGCCCGTAGGCCCTTGATTTACTAATTTATAATTGCTTAGATCGAACCGCCGCCTGTAATAGCTGTATTAACTGTTCTGCCTATTGCTGTTCCTAGTCCTGTTCCTTGTGGAGTTTGGATTGCATTGTCATAACGGATAGATAGTGATGTAGTTACAACTTCTGAAGTTGCGTAGTTCAATGTGTTGTAGTTAGCATTTTCTAAGTAACATCCGTATAGTTCAAATGTTTCTAATACTGTTGCTGTGTTAGCACCATTACCACCGTCTAGTATTTCAATTCTAGTAACGAACTTATAATCTGCACCACTTGCCGCACTTGATTGCTCAAAGAAATCAAATTGTTTCTGAAGTTGTTCACCAACAAGTTTTTGTACGTTGTTTGAAACATCTTCACGTAGTTGCAGTGTAATTGGTTCCCAAGTATGTTTACCTGCTAGAAATACTTTGGAGTTGTAAATATCAACTGTCATTTGTTCAAAACTAACATTAGGTCTTGTTATGTCCATAACTTGTTTTGTTAGCTCTGTTGACGGACTTGATACTCCAAAATTCTCCAAAGATACTCTAAAGCGGTATTGCAGTTTGGGCATCAACAATCCCTGATTAGATGCACTTGCGTTACTATCTAAAGGTACTGTTAATTTTGAAAGTGTTGAAATTGCCATTATTTGCTCCTATTACTTTTATTTATCATATTATAGTCCACTAATTTCGCCAGTATTTTTAAGTCTTAGTGGAATGTAGATAAACTCTACAGCTTTTACTGGTTCAATAGCAATATCTAAATATAGTTCGTTTCTATCAATTCTACTTGGAGTATTGTTAGACTCGTCACATACAACTAAGAAGTCATATAATGCTCTTTGAGATACTAGTTCAAGCATTAAACTATCTGCTTGAGCTTTGATTTCATCACGTGTGATTTTATCATTTGGCTCAAAGATGTAAGGCTTAGCAAGTTTCTTAAGTTGTGATCTCAAGTAAATTACTAATCTTGCAACGTTAATTCTATCCAATGAACTTGCATTTCTTGCTCTTGTCTTTTGACCAAAGTTTACAAGTCCTGCTCCTGTTAAGAATGTAATTGGGTTAATATTGTTTGAGTACAGTGTATCACGCTGTCCTTCATTTAATGCAATTGACTTAAATTCGCCTTCTGCATCAATAAAGCCTGCCGCACTTGCATTTGTAATTCCACCACGTCTTGTACCTGCTGGTGCAAACCATGGAAACGAAACTTGATCGCTTAATGCTAGTGTTCTTAGGATACCGTGACTCGGTGGAACAACTACGTTATTACCTGCGTTATCACTTGTAAACAAGCTCGGGTAGAACATACCTAAATATTCATCTCTACTAACTGCACCTTTGTCGTTATCTTCAACTGCTAGTGCAACGTTTGAACCCCAATTGTTTAATGTTGTTCCGTCACTTTGTAATCTAAACGGACTGTCACCAACGATAAATGCTGTTAAACCTCTATCATTATTAAGTGCAATCATTTCACCAATTAGTTCTGGATAACCTGGAGTTGCCATTACGTTGAATAGTCTTGATTCATCATCTCTAATATCTTGGTTACTGTTAACCATTGCTTGTAGAGCTTGTATAACTACTTTACGCTGTGCTTTACGTCCAAAGCTACCTGCACCGTCTGGTTGGTTAGCTGACTCAGTTACCCATCTGTGTGGATAGTAAGAAGCCATACTCACGTCACCCATTCTAATATTTTTCTGTGTTACGTCTACATGATTACGTACAAATTTCTTAACATTAAATCCACTTCTACGTAGGTTCCATAATAGCATGCCTTTTGGATATAGTGCAGGATCTGGAGCATCAACATCTAAGTGATCACTTACTAATAATTCTGCAATAGTTCCTTTTGGTGCTACTGTAGCACTTCCGCCACTTGTACCATAACGTGCATCAGCAAACAAAATACCATCTTCTGATGTTTGATCGCCTTCGTCTAGTGCAATCCATTTTGCTAAATCTGAATTATATTTGTGTACTTGCGGATAGTTTTCTAAGTCTGCTGTAGATACCCAAATATCACCTGTTACTAGTGCAGATGAACCATCTTGTTGTGTAGTTGGTTCTGTTGCACTTACAATTGGACCTAATGGATCAGCTGAACTATAAACGTTCTGATAACCTTTCCATGTATTACCATCGTGTACCATAATATCAACTTCGTCAACAATACTGTTGTACCATAATGCACCATCAGTTGTTAATGCTGTTGGAGCATTTGCACTTGCAGTTTGAGTTAGGATTTTCCAGTTTGAAGCATGGAAGTCATAAGTTGCATCACCACTTGGTGCCGCATATAAGTTTGCAGTGCCTGATTTAGTTGCATAGTTAAATGCTGTAAAGCCAATTAATCCTAAAGCACCGTTAGTATCTTTAATGTGGATTTCTCCGCCATCATTATG